ACTTTTAACTGTGATATCAGCATTTTTTTTACCCATAATTGGAATTTTATTTTTAATTGGATTTGCCATATTAGTAGATACTTTTACAGGTATTTGGAAAGCAAAAAAATTAAAAATAAAAATTACATCTAGGGGTTTATCAGCAGTAATATCTAAATTATTACTTTATGAGATAGCTGTTATTTTATTCTATCTAATAGACAGGTTTATTCTTAATGATATTATTTTAACATTCTTTAGTGTACCTTTAATGCTTACTAAGATACTTTCACTTGTATTAGTGTCTATCGAGGTGATGAGCATATCAGAAAATTACAAGGCAGTAAAAGGTATTGATTTGTGGCAGGCTATGAAACTATTATTTGCAAGGGCACGAGATATTAAGCAGGATATAGACACTATAAAATGATAAGAAGACTATTTAAGTATTTGAACTTCCTACAGCAGGAAAAAATTAAAGCCATGATTTACAGATCATGAAATATGCAGCTTACATATTAGCAGTGTTCAGTATCTTAATGATATTTGAGCACTTTTTACTAAAAAAAGAAATTAAATTTTTAAAAGATGAGCTATACAAGAGAGCAGATCCAGACAGCAGTCAAGAGTAAAGGTTACGTATGGTTTGACAGCCCTAAAGACTATGACGTAAATATAGTAGGCGTAAGAAGTCTAAGCACAGGTAAGAAGGTTACCAATGAATTTGATGATGTGATCACAGTATCCTATAAGCTAATGGGAGTATGGCAGTATCATGAGTGGAAAATTACCACTGATCCAGGGAAGAAACCTACAGAAATATTAAGACAGTCTAAAGGAGTGGCTAGATTAAAGCCAGGGCAGTATAGAGGGGTGTATAGTGTCTCTTTACATAATGGGAAGTATGAAGCTCTATGCCAACGCTTAGGCAATGTTACTGTATACAGGGATAACAATAAGGATACTACCTATGATGAGAAGGTAACTGAGACAGGGTATTTTGGTATCAATATACACAGATCATCCATATACAAAGATCCTGCATATGTGGATTATTTCTCAGAAGGCTGTCAAGTATTTAGGTATAATGCAAACTTTGTAGAGTTCATGAAGATAATAAACAAATCAAAGGCTGCTTTTGGCAATAAGTTTACATATACTTTAATTGAGCTATGAGGCTCTTACTACCCCTTATAGTACTAACCCTACTATATGGCTGTTCAAGTGCTAAGAAAGCACAATACCACTATAAGAAAGCACTTAAGCATGGGCTAGAGATAGTACAGGATAGTGATACTATTAGAATCATCTCAGTAGACAGCTTTGCAGTGATACGAAATGATACGATTATATGGGAGAAGGTGATAACCACAAAAGATACTATCATTAATTTTAAGAATGTATACATTCCTAAGACTAAATGGCAAACAAGAATTGAATATAGGTACAAAACTAAAATACTAAAGCAGGATGTACTGAAATATAAGTACATATATAGAGAAGCTAAAGAGCAGCGTAAAGCTGTGCAGATAACTAAATCCAAAACTAATTGGATGCTATTACTATGGGGGTTCCTTGCAGGAGTACTCCTGTCTTTCGTCACTAGACTATTACTAAAACTTTATTTATGATCAAACATTCTAAGAATGTGCATGAGCTTACCTTTGATAAGCCCTGTGTTCAAATTGCTATGCTCTCAGATTTGCACTGGGATAACCCTCACTGTGATAGAGAGATGATAAAGAGGCATCTAGACTATTGCTTAGAGGAAGATATACCTGTGATGGTAAATGGGGACCTATTTTGCTGCATGCAGGGGAGGGGTGATAATAGGAGAAACAAGTCTGACATTAGGCCTGAGCATAATAATGCAAGGTACTTAGACTCTATAATAGAAACAGCTGTGGAGTGGTTCCTGCCCTATGCTCACATCATTAAATTGGTAGGATACGGCAACCATGAGACTGCTATAATTAAATGGCAAGAGACTGATATCCTGCAGAGATTTGTGGACCTTCTAAACTATAAAGCAGGATCTAATATTCAAACAGGTGGCTATGGTGGATGGTTTATTATTAGGCAGGCATCAGGATGGGGTACATCCTACACTACTAAGATCAAATACTTTCATGGATCAGGTGGTGGTGGTATAGTTACCAAAGGTGCTATCAATTTAACAAGGGCCTTAGAGCTTTATGAAGGCTTTGATGTATTTACAATGGGCCATATACATGAGAACTCCTGCAGAAATGATGTGCGAGATACAGTAGAACAAACCCCTAAGACAGGATACTATTTAAAGCAGAAGCATCTACACCTAATGCTTACAGGTACCTACAAAGAAGAGTATGGAGATGGCTCCCAAGGGTGGCACGTAGAGAGAGGAGCTCCCATTAAGCCATTAGGAGGTAGGATACTTACTATAAAAATATTAAGGGCTACTACAGGTGAAAGATTAGTGACAAAATATATTGATTCACATAAGTTTAATTTGTAATTTTTTACATATATTTGCATCAGGTTTCGTATTAGAGACCAGGCCCCTCTGTATCTTTGGTTAGTTTGGCAGGGGGGCTATTTTTTTGCCAAAATTTGTGACAGAAATGTCAAGTAACAGGTGTAATAAACTTGACTTTTTATACATGATCAGTTAGTCAGGTGTAAACAATGCTAAAATTTACCCTTATTTATAAAGTATATTTAAGGTTATGCCCTTATTTTACTACACATTCTGTAAGGTTATGCCCTTACTCCTTATTTAGAATCATTATAAATTACACTAAAGTTGTAAACAATTCATTGTAAGTGCGTATATTTGTCCATAACCAATTTAAAACTAACCAAATGAACAAAGAAGAAATGACAGCAACCATCCTAGCCTACTCAGTAGAGCTTAGAGATGAGTACAATGAAATGGTCTCAGCATTCGGATACAAAGATCCTGCAGCTCAGAGACTGCAAACCAAATACACTACAATTTTATTATTAATTGAAAAACTAGGACTAGATGAGAACTATTGAAATCATACAGGGCATCTGTGCCTTTGCAATACTTTGGGTAGGGATGTACTTTGCCTGTTACTTATAATTAAAAAATAGAAATTATGACAAACGAATATATAATAGACTACAAAGATAAAAGCTACCTTACATTATGGTGGGGTTCAGAAGATGGAGGCATTATTTACACCGTTGAATTTCAATGTTACTTTATTGAGGAGGGTGTATATGAGGCAATGGTAATAGATAGCTATCAAAGCATTGGTGATACTAGACTAAGTTACCAACTTACTAGCAAAGAGCTAAAAGAAACTACTGAGATAGTAGAAGAGTGGTTTTATAACAATTCAGAATGTATCTAAATATGGAAACTATGACAAAAATAGTGAGGTCTCAAAATGCGACCACAGATAACCAATTCACCCCCACCACTTTTAGCCTTAAAAGAAAGATGCTATGGTGGAGAGAGCAGAGCTCAATAGATGACAAAGGTGGCAGCTTCAACCTGGAGCTGTACCTTGACTACTTAAGTGAGCAGGATTTTAACGAAACTAAACCCCTAGACAAATGAAGAGCTATAAAGTAACCTTTAACTATTTTGAAGGTAGAAAAAAGATGATAGGCACCAGGATCTTAGAGGCACTAGATAGAGATCATGCAATTATGATAATGGCTATGTGGCCCAAACTAATACTTAAAGTAGAGACCTTATGAAAAAATATAGAGTATGGCTAGATGATAGCGTAGAATATGAAGGTGGATCCTGGTGGAACTGCTACTTAGGTGAGGATGGTAAGCTGCATGATTACATCTATACAGATGAGCACTCAGATACACTACAGTGGTATATTGATCATGGCTATAAAGTAGAGGAGGTAGTATGTTAAAAGAGCAGATTATAGAACTATATCCAAATCACAGCAGTAAGTACATAGCTGAGCTTCTAGGGGTAACCATAAGCAAGGTATATAACACTGCATGGGGTGCTAAGGTAAAGAAATCAGCTGAGTATATGCTTACTCCTGCAAGTGGCAGGATCATAGAGCCATCTGTAGCTAATCAATTTAAGCCAGGGCACACCCCACACAATAAGGGTAAGCAGATGGATGCAGAAATCTATGAGAAGGTAGCACCTACCATGTTTAAGAAAGGTAATAAACCTGCTAACACCAAGCCTAATGGCACCATCAATGTAAGAGCTGATAGCTCAGGTAGACTATACCAATATATCAAAATTAAGGATAGCCACTGGGAGCTGCTGCAAAGATATGTATGGACTCAGGCAAATGGGGAGATACCTCCAGGATCTGTAATCATATTTTTAGATGGCAACTATTTAAACTGTGAGCTTACAAATCTGCAAGTAATAACCAGGAAAGAGAATATGGCTCGTAATACTATACAAAGATTCCCTGCTGAGCTACAGGAGATAATGAAACTAACATGTAAACTAAAACGTAAAACAAATGGCAAACAACAAACTAAGTGATCTACGTGATCACATCTTTATGGCACTTGAAAGATTAGCTGATGAGGATATGAGTAATGAAAAAGTACAGCAGGAAGTAGAAAAGGCTAAAGCAATAGCTCAGCTATCATCTACCATCATTGCCAGTGCAAAGGTAGAGATAGACTATATCAATAGTGTAGGGTTAGTGGATAGTCAAAGTGAGCTATTCAAATCAGTAAACCCTAAGCTATTATCATGACTAGACTAGAAGAGGTACAGGAAATCATAGATAAGCATGATCTAAAGCAAAAGTGCAGGTATATGCACGTGCTATATAAGAGGTATTACCTGTACAAAGTACTTAAAAGGGATGGAATGACACTATCACAAATTGGTAGGCTGTTTAACCAAACACACGCAACAGTGATAAATGGGATA